CAAAAAGCGTGCGTAACCAGGAGGTAGTCGCCGAAGCATTTGACTTCGGTGTGTTGCCGGAGGGGTACAAAATGCCCCCTCCTTATAAGGAGGCTGGGGTATATGATGAGGTGTGGCAGCCTCATCGTCTTGCCCAGGTGTACCTAGGCGAAGCCGCCCAACACCTCGGGACCGTACCGGATCAAATGTATGGCTTCCGGCACAAAGTGGTGAGCCTCTTGGATCGCCCCACCTATGTGTTGGGGAGGTCATTTACTTGGTCGGGTGATTATCCGGATGTTGAAAGTAGGGTGCAAAACTTTTTCAGCCCGGTAGGGCTGGATTGCAACTTCCTGCCGCCACCGGTTGGTAATTTACTTTTTCTTGTAGACCGCGAAACTTACGAGGCCAACCCCGACCGAATGGACCTCGTTGTGGAGGGGCCGGTGGTTCAAACCGACCTCTTCCCCGATGGGGTTGCGGTGGAGTGGCTCGTTGGCCGAGTAGCGGCAACACACTCCATGCTATATGGGGTGTGGAATAAGGCCGAAAAAATCGGCCGTTCAGACATCAGCATCAAGATTGCAATACAATGAACAAGCGCGACATCCACCGCATTCTTGAACCCGGCACCGTAATTGGGCCGGGAATCGAGGTAGTCAGCATCGACAAGGATTTTATCATCATAACCCATGCCGGCATGAGTTACAATCTGCCGGTTGACCTGGTGCGCATGATCGCCCGGACCGACCAGCTTGAGAAGGACAAGGATTCCCATCGCGGCCGGACCCGTTATTGGAAAGACCGTGCCGATGTGGAGAAGAAGATGCGCAAGTCTGCCGAGGTCCGAATGAACCGGTTCGAGGCTGAGACCAGGAGGCTGACTACCGAGGTAGCCAACATGCCGCACCTTCAGCAGGACAGTTACGAAAAGTCGCTGGAGATTTCTGAACTCCTGGAGAGCCGTGGATGGATGATGTTCTTCATGCGGTTTCTTATAGCATTTGGCATATTGGGCTGGAGCCTATTTGTATTCCAGCTTTTGGCGTACTAATTTCGCACTGTCGAAAGACCCCGATTCGAACCCGGGTTTAATATCATGGATTTGTTTTTTACTTTCAAAGCCCCATTCGGCCGGTACTGCGCAGCGCACATGACGCTGGTTCGACGCACGAAAGCCGGATGGGGCTTTCCCATTTTATAACATGTTGATAAGTTTATTTTCCGCAGGAGCCGGAGCGGCTACCCGTAATCCAATACCAACCGATAACCTCGAGTTTCGGCAGTTCATCAAGAATGTTCAGGAGGGTGTTTACTACACCGAGGTCATGAACTATCGCGAAAAAAAAACTGATGTAATCAAGAAAAAGATGACAGCGGTCTCGCCATCCGGCCGCTTCAAAAAGCAGGGCAAGGATGGATTAGAGCAGCATTCCGGGCTTATCTGCATCGACATTGATGCCAAGGATAACGAGGATGTTGACATTAAGGTGCTGCTCAATGATGAGTACCTGCTGGCAATGCACCTATCCAGCGGAGGAGAAGGCTATGCTGCCTATTTCCGCATCGAGCCGGAAAAGCACCTCGATGCCTACCTGGCACTCGAGAAGCGATTGGCCGAAAAGTACCACCTAATCGTTGACCCAGCCTGCAAGGATGTTGGCCGGCTGCGGTTTGTCTCGCATGACCCGAATGCTTACGTGGCTAAAGGCGAGGTGCCGGTCTTCAAAAACTATTTGCCCAAGGTCAAAGCGGCTCCGATGCCGAAGATCTACCCACATGGAGAGCATGACATCGAATACATCATCGACCAGATTGAGAGCCAGCGCATCGACCTGACCGATAGCTACCTCGACTGGATTAAAATCGGCTTTGCCATTGCCTCCAAGTATGGCGATGATGGCATCGGGTTATTCCACCGCATATCAGCCATTAATAACAAGTACAACCCGGAAGACTGCGAGCGTAAATACCGGCAGCTGGTCAAGAGCCGCCAGAACTCGGTCAGCTTCGCGACCTTCATGTATATGTGTAAGAATGCCGGAATCGACATTCAGAGCAATAAGACCAAGCACATCGTAAACACCGTTAAGACATTCAAGCTGCGAGTTGGTACCAACGGTGGTCCGGTCGATACAGCTGAGGCCGGCAAAACCGCGATTAAGATCCTGCGCGACATCGACCAGGTAGATGTCGAGGGGCTGGAGCGCATTGTCGCAGAAACCATTCAGCTTGACAATAAGGAGTTGAAGGCTATGTCTACGGATTCGGTGGTGAAACAGATCAAGCAATTCCTCCGCAGTTATAATCTGCGATTTAATTGCATAACCCGTAACATCGAACTGGATGGCGAGCCAATTACAGACCGGAAAATCAACAACATCTACCTTGAATGCCTGGAAGCATTCGGGAAAAAGGATGTGACGATGCAACTGGTTACCAGCATTGTCGATTCGGACTTCGTGATTGAATACAACCCGTTCAAAGAGTTTTTTGCCAAAAACGGCTACCGGTTTACAGAAGGCCAGATTTCCGCTCTGGCCCGGTCAATCAAGACCAACAATCAAGACCTGGTGTATGTGGAGATGATGTTGCGTAAGTGGCTCTGTTCCGTTGTCGCATCCATGCACGGTGAGTACTCGGTAATAATTTTGGTCATGTGCGGAGCGCAGGGCATCGGGAAGACCAACTTCTTCCGGTACCTGCTTCCGGAGGAGTTGCAGAGTTATTATGCCGAGTCAAAGCTGGACTCCGGCAAGGACGATGAGATTCTAATGTGTAAAAAAATCATCCTCTGCGATGATGAATTTGGAGGCAAAAGCAAGCAGGAGGCCAAGAAACTAAAGGAACTGAGCAGTAAGCAGACCTTTAGCATCCGAAAACCTTACGGAAAGGTTCACGAAGACCTGAACCGCTATGCCGTGCTGTGCGGTACCAGCAACGATGACGAGGTGATAAATGACCCGACCGGGAACCGAAGGATTCTTCCGATCATGGTGGCCGACATCGATTGGAGGGCTTACAAGGCCGTTGACAAGGCCGACCTATTCATGGAAGCGTTCAGGCTCTACCACACCGAAGGTGAAGAGTCATGGCAACTCAGCCGCGAGAACGTGACCTATCTGGATGCACTGACCAAGGGCAACGTGCAGCCGAATCTGGAGAAGGAATTGCTGCTCGAGTTTTACACTATACCCGAAAATCATAGCGACCCGAGAGGCGAGTGGTATACCAATACGGAAATCAAAGTCTACATCGAGTTGACTACCCGGCAGCACATCTCCCAGTACAAACTCGGCAGCGTTTTGAAGGCTCTCGGAGTCAAAAAGCACAACCGGCCCGACCGAGGCTACTGCGGATGCTATTTTCTGGTCAAAAAATGGGAAAAAAGTAACCACATCCAACGCATTGAAATTCAGGGAGAAGCGTTCTAAATGGTCACTATTGTTACTTTTTCTTGCGATTTCCTATAGTTTAATACAATGTGTGTGTGTGTGTGTGTGTATAGATTACCATAATCATTTTTCTTTTTTTATAAATATAAGTAACCATACTAACCATAATGCCAATAACACAAAACCAATGGCCGAAAATATGTGGTTACTTCTTCGAAAAAAAAGTAACCACAAGCTAACCATACTAACCATTCCGACATGATACAACTCCGACCTTACCAGCAGCTTCTGATTGACCAAATCAGGGCCGCAATTCGAAACGGCAAAAAACGCCATATACTCTGCGCACCGACCGGTGCGGGCAAGACCGTAATCTTCACCTACATGGTCAGCAACGCTCTCCTGCGTGGACTGCGCTGCATGATATTTACCGACCGCATCGAACTTCTGAAGCAATCGGATGGATCTCTGGCTCGGTTTGACATCAACCCGGTCCTGATAGAGCCGAAAAATCGCAACATCGACCTAACCGCTCAATGCTTTATCGCGATGGCCCAGACATTCATGAGGCGCAAGGATAAACTCGAGTACATCCACATAATGCAGAGCGTTGACCTGGTCATTATTGATGAAGCGCACAAACAAACATTCAACGGCCTTCTGGACCTTATTCCTGAAACGGCCATCGTAATAGGGGCCACAGCGACTCCTATGCGAAGGGGCAACCAGGAATGCCTCTCCAAGTATTGGGAGGTGCTGCACCAGCCCGTTCAGGTCCAGAACCTAATCGACCTTGGCTTTCTCGCGCAGCCGCTGACCTATGGTCTTAAAATGGATTTGAAAGGCATCGCAATGCGCGGTGGTGATTATGACCCGACAGCAATGGCAGAGCGGTACTCGGAGCGCAAGACCTACCGTGGTGTCATTATGAACTACCAACGCTACTGCGAAGGTCGCAAGGCTATTATCTTCGCATCCAACATTGCCAGCAGTCTTGAAATCTGCCATGAACTTCAAAAAGCCGGCTATCCAGCCCGGCACGTGGATGGCGAGATGAATCAGAAGGACCGACAAGAGGTGTTGGCATGGTTCAAGGCTTCACCCAACGGCATGCTATGTAATTGCGACCTGATGACAACCGGCTACGATGAGCCGAGCATTGAGGTGGTCATCCTTTACCGGGCTACGGCCAGCTTGCCGCTATTCATGCAGATGGTCGGTCGCGGAAGCCGGGTGACCGAGACCAAAAAGAAATTCTGGATCCTGGATTTCGGCAATAATGTCTACCATCACCGGCTCTGGGAAGAAAATCGGGATTGGTCGCTGAAAAAGAAACGAACCAGAAAAGGAGGGGTTCAGCCGATGAAAGACTGCCCCTCCTGCGAGGCTCTACTGCCGAGTGTTGCGCAAGTGTGTCCAGCATGCGGCCATCAGTTCGAGAAAAAGGAAAAAAAGGACGAGCCGGTGGTTCACCTTCAGCTGCTCACTCCAACCCAAGTGCGTGAGTTAATTGACAAACCAGGTCTGATCAAGCAGAAAGTGCAACTTGTCAAAATGAAGCAAGTACGGGTTAGAGATGTTCTGCATCAAATGAGCAACAGAGAAGAGGCCATCGAGTTTATTCGCCAGCTGGGCTATAAAAGAGGATGGCTATTTCACAACGCAAGACACTATAAGTGCTTTCAGTCATGATCGAGTTCAAACTACAAAGCCAGTGCTTTCTCCACCATTGGAACAACTACCCAGAGGAGCGCGGCCTGCTCTTTACTGTCAACAACAACGCGAGCGACTCCTACCAGGGAGCCGTGATGAAAGCCATGGGCGTAGTGGCCGGTGTCAGCGACATGGTCTACCTGCATCCATCCGGAGCCATGCTGCTCGAGTTTAAGACTCTTAAGGGCAGGCAGAATGACCGGCAAGTCTGGTGGCAGGGCCAAGTGGAGAAAGCTGGGTATCGTTACATCATAATCCGTTCATTCGATGACTTCACCGCATTACTTGACCGATAAGCAGTTCAGATGGGTGCTGTTCAAGGTATTCAGTTACCACTACATCTGCCAGGTGCCACCGCAGTTTCGGGATGACGAGACCTATGGCCGCGATAGAGACGCTTTATTCGCGATTGTAGGGCCGGATGTGCATCAGACGGACTGGAACACCATCTTCGGTAAATGGTCGCATCTCCGGCCGATTGTGGAGGCGAGAGGGGCAGCGAAGGACTGCTATGATAACTGGCCGACTGAAGAGTACCTCAGATTGCAGGGTTACATCGACCGGGTGATTGCGGAGTTTGAAACTAAAAAGCAATAGGTAGTGCTTGCAGGTAACGGTTTGCAGCTATACGCAGTTGTGTGTCGGCTTTGTGCGGTGGGTTTTTCTCTGTGTTCTCAAAATTTAAGATAATGAAGACAGTAAATAGTATATCAGGAGGAAAAACAAGTGCTTACATAGCGGTTCATTATCCAGCGGATTATGAGGTTTTCAGTTTGGTTTGTATTGATGACAAAGAATGCACACCAAAGGATAAAGCAATAGTTGATTATGCAAATAGAAAGCTTGAAAAGCTAATACCTAAATATGGTGAGTTTATTGCAACTGCCGAAGATGATGCCACATTGAAAGCAATGATGGATTTGGAGCAGTATTTAGGCAGGGAAATAATTTGGGTAAGAGGCAAAAGTTTTGATGATGTAATTGATAAAGGAACTCAAACACGCTTGCCAAGTTGGGCAAGAAGATACTGCACCGAACAAATGAAACTACAACCAATATTTGATTGGTGGTTTAATGAGATTGGAGAAAAATGCAATATGCGAATAGGATTTAGGTTTGATGAATTTGATAGAATGGAAAGGTTTTTTAACAATTCAGACCCGACAAATTTTAGAATACCTATTAGTTGCTCAACTCGTGGGCAAAGGCAGCAAAAGCACGAAACATTTAATTGGCGTTTTTGCTCGTTTCCTTTAGTAAAAAATGCAGTAACAAAACAAATGGTTGAAGATTACTGGAGGCTAAACGGATATGTAGGAGGAACACTATTTGATGAACGCAGACAAATTATATTTCCTATTATTTCAAATTGTGTTGGATGCTTTCATAAAAAACCTGATACGCTTTGTATAATGGCAGCCTTGCACCCAAAAAAAATGAATTGGTTTGCAATGCAAGAAGATAAGGAAATGGGAACTTGGTTAGATAGTAAGATTAAATATGAAACGCTTATTGCTCATTCAGAAAATAACTGGATACCTGAAATGTTAAAAGAAAGTGGAGCAGTATGTGATTCGGGAGGTTGCCATGATTAACGTAATTATTATTAACAATTTAAAGTATAAAAAATGTCAAAAAAACAAACAGCAGTAGAATGGTTATGGGAACAAATAGATAATACTATTCCTTTTCAAAACATACAAGTATCTCAAATATTTAACGGATTGCTTGAACAAGCAAAACAAATGGAACGAGAGCAACATGGCAATACATGGGATGCAGCAATTAAAGCACATGATGATAGAGGTCATGTCCATGCAAGGTCACTAACTGATTTTGATGATTACGAGGTCGGTTCATAGGGTTGCCGATAACGCTCCGCAGATTTGCGATGGGCGGGATTTAATAACTAAAAATTTGATATGAAAACAGAACTTGATAAAAACGAAAAACTTTCAACGGAGCAGGAAACCCCGCCTATTGCAAATGTGCTGTTACCTGCCGTTTTTTCTTCGGATGAAATGATTGCTTTTGGCAACTTTATTCGAGATAATTACTATGTGGCAGGTTCACCAAAAATGTTATCATATAACCCATCTAAATACCCACACGCAAAAGTTGACGAAATCTTTGTGTATTGGTGTATTGAAAATGGCAGGTAACTACTCCCTTGACGAACCCTTGCGGTCTATTTCGGCAAAAACGTAATCAGGTCGATGCTGCTGTTTCTGGTCTCAATTCCATGCTTTCCAACCGGGTGCGGCTGGCCGTCCACTCCGGGTGCGTAACTGTACCCAGATTCCTTAATCAGGAACACATTGCCGGATTCAACACGGACATTGCCAAAGGGGGAGGTGCAGAATCCGTGGCCCTTGGTGACAATCGAGAGTGAGTAGTGTGGTCTGACCTTGTGGGCCTCTACGATGTCGCTGGTATAATGCTGATGCACCAGGGAGGGATCGCCAGAGCGCAGCGGTGGTATCAGAGCCGTCTGGGTTAATCCCTCTCCGGCCGATAGCCGACCTTTGGATTCCACCGGTCCTCCAATCGTGAAGAAGCTGCTGAATCCGATGGTCTCGTAATGCTTTTCCGGCAGCACCTCAATCAGCACCAGAGTGTGATTGCAGGTGGTGTTCTCCATTTTAAACGTGCCAGGGCTGCTGAAATACATTCCGGCCAGCAGCGTGTACTTGGGCCGCTGCCCGAAACTGATTTTGGCTATGCCTCCGGAGACGAACCCAAAGTAGTTGCATTCAGGTCGCAGGGTTACTCCCTCACCGTTCACCACCCGGTAGGTTTTTGTCGGGTAGAAATAGTGGTCGCTATTGTCCACGATCAGGCCAGGAGCCGTATCGGTCAGGAGGGTGAAGGAGTGGGTGTCCATCAGGGAGGTGAGGTGGGTTTATCAGGAGTCTGGTTCTGGATGCGGAAAATCTTATTCGTCAGCCCTACCCAAACCCCTAAAATTTGCGCAATTATAAACATTAGTATCGAGTCAGTGTGCTGGATGCGGTTGCTGTAATACAGCCAGCCCACACCGACCAAAAGCCCGACCAGGATCATTGTAGTCGCGGTGTATGCGTAGCCTCTCATAAGCCAGGAAAAAGCCCTCTTAGGAGACCGCCTACGAACCGGCCTCTTCGCTCTGCTCTGTCTGCTTTGGCTGTTCGCGCTTGTTGACATGAATCGAGATAGATTGAGGCACGGGCGAGTCTCTCCAGCTTCAAATCGACTGAATCCAGCCGGTGCCTTGTACTATCGAATTTAGCACTATACAAAGAATCCTGTTGGATTCTGTTTAGGCGAGTCTGTCGCTGTAAGTTTATCTCACTTTTGCCTGACTCCCGAAAATCCAGCCCGTAGTTAATTGCGACTACCAGCACCAGTGCAGCGATTACATACTTCATAACTCAAATTTATGATAACCGCGAAAGATTGCCTACGAAAATACGGACCACCTGCCGCAGACAATCCATTCCTCACACTCTGGGATGTACCATCGGCCCTTGAAATCGGAGTAATCCCGAAAAAAATCTACTGCAACCGAGACCTGATACAGCCACTCACGGCTGCATTTCAGGCTCTGATCCAGACCGGCCACGTTGCTGAACTGCTGACCTGGGATGGCTGCTTCAACATCCGCAATGTGCGAGGCAAGTCCAGCCCGAGCCTGCACTCCTGGGGAGTCGCTATCGACATGAATGCCGCCAACAACCCTCTCGGCCTGACCCGGGCGCAAATCGTTGCCCGTGGTCTGAAGCCCTTCTCTCCCGGCTTCCTCTCCTGCTTTCGCTCCAACGGGTTCGACTGCGGTGCCGACTGGACATCGCGGCCCGACTTCATGCACTTCCAGCTTTCTAGGATATGACCGACTACCAGGGCTACGCGATCTTCCCAAGTTGCAACTGCCCAGAGATCGTGTGTGTCCAGAAGCATGGTGCCGGCTACAATGACATCATCTTTGTCGAGGACATAAAAAAGGCCATCGAGGTCATCGACTACCTCACCTTGCCGGAGTTTCCGCAGAACTAGTTATCTTTGAAAAACCAATAACTCCATGCCGTTAAAAAAAGGGTACTCGCAGAAAACCATCAGCAAAAACATATCCAGCGAGATGAAATCAGGAAAGCCGCAGAAGCAAGCCGTTGCCATCGCCTTGTCGGTTGCTAAAAAGGCCAAAAAAAGTAAAAAATAATTTGTCATATTCGGATAGTTTCTTACTTTTGTTGCATGACAAAGGAACAAGCACTAGCCGAAATTATGAAGAGAGCCGCTGACCGCAGGTGGTTCCTGGATTACGAACTTAATCCACGCGAGATGATGAAGTACATAAACCGCCAGATGGGTGGTAAGCTGACTGGTCAGTCCAAGACTACCATGTCAATGTACAGTAAGCTAAGCAACGGGTACACTGTCCGTGTATCCGATCATGCTGCTTATGCTAAACGCAGTCAAACAAATATACAGATAGAAATCAGCCAGAATCGGGCCGAAATCTATGTTAATGGTCGGTGTGTTGATGTTGACTACACGCAGGTTTATACCGACCACACCGTTCTTTACAACGCTGTTGTTGGTGTAGTTAAGGACGAACTTGAATATCTAATCGACTGGGCATCATGAATACGGGCTTTCGTTATAAGAAATCTGAACTCGGTGTATTCAGCGCAGGAGCCGATGCGCCAGTAAGTAAGTTAGAAAAAAATGGACGGGTAATCGGCCTTACAATGGGCCAATTCAGTCTTATAGATCTCATTCATTCAATCCTAAAAAAAACCGGTCCTGCTCAAGTTATATGTTCCACGTGGAGCGCAGGAATTAAAGATGCCAACCAGGTCAAGTGGTTACTGGATAGTAACCTGATCACCTCATTCAGCCTGATTACCGATCATAGTTATGCGACTCGTCAGTCTAAATACAGCTTGACAATCGAGCAGGTTTTTGGTCCAGAAAACATACGGACCTCTGAAATACATGCCAAGTTTGTGCTTATCAAAAATGCGGATTGGAATATTGCCATCAGGACCAGCATGAATTTGAACGCAAACAAAACCTGCGAAACATTTGAAATCGATGACAGCATTGAGGTTTATGATTTTTATATGAACTTTGTGAATCATGTTTTTGGCTTTATGGGCCAAGGCTTTACTGCGAGTTCATGGAAATGCACTAGCCAACTTCGTGATTTTTTTGGTGCCGAAACTAAAAAGAAGAGCGAGTTTTCCTTCTGGTCAAATGAATAAAAAAAACCTTCCAAAAACAGACGCTAAAAAAAACGCGATGATTGCCGCGATGGAAAAATCCTTGGGAATTGTTTCTGTCGCGGTCAAATCAGTTGATATTGCCCGTGCGACTCACTATCAGTGGATGAATGATGATGCCGAATATCGAGAACGCATTGAATCGATACGCGATCTAACTCTTGATTTTGCTGAGTCAAAATTGATGGAGAGGATTGACCAGGGCGATACCACTGCAACCATTTTTTTCTTGAAAACTCAGGGCCGGAAACGAGGCTATGCTGAATCAGTTGAGTTTACCGGTCATCTCTCTTCAGTTATAATGCCCAAGCCAGTCGAGTAATGCCCTCGCTGGACCTTTCCGACCACCGCCTCTGGACGGCCCGGTACCTTCCGGGCATTACCAATCCCAGAACCTACAACCTGCTGTGGGGTTCGGCCGGCTCCGGGAAGAGCCAGACGATGATCCAGTTTTTCCTTTCCGAAATCTTCGACACCCAGACTAATCAGAACCAGACTTTTTTCGTAGTTCGCAAAGTCGCGACTACCATCCGGAACTCGGTCTTTGCGGATTTCAAAAACAAGGTTACCGACTGGGGGCTGGAGAAATGGATACACGCCAAAGCCGCGATGCTCGAGATTCAGTGCGGAACCAACCGCATCGTGTTCATCGGCTGCGACAACCCGGAGAAACTCAAGTCGCTGGCCCAGGCTAAGTACATCTGGGTGGAAGAGGCCACCGAACTCAGTTTTGATGACTGGACTCAAATCACGCTCCGTCTCCGGGGTAAGAGTGTCAGCAAGAAGCGATTCTTCGTGACCTTTAACCCGATCAGCGACAGCCACTGGATCAAGCGTGTGTTCTTCGATGAGCGGCATAAGCTGGAGGCCGACTCGGTGCTGGACATTCACGGCACCTACCAGGACAACATCGACAAACTGGATGCCGAGTATGTGGCCCGGATGGAAGCCCTCGAGGTCATCAATCCCACGATGCACCAGATCTACGCTCTCGGCCAGTGGGGAGTCTGGGATCGGGAGTCGCTCTTCTGCCAGCACTTTGACGAGAAACGCCACGTAGTGGATGGTGAAATCAAGGCGCACCCGGACTACGAACTCTACCTCAGCTTCGACTTCAACGTGACCAACACCTGCGTGCTGTTTCAGTTCATCCGCAACACCGAGAAACACGCAACCCTCGCGCACATCAACGTGCTGAAATGCTACCGCATCGGTGACCTGGTGCAACTCTGCCAGACGGTGCGCATGGAATATCCGGGCCTGCGCTACATCATCAACGGAGACCCGGCCGGCCGGAGTCGCTCGGCTTTGACCCACGGCAACCAGAGTGCCTACCAGATCATCAGCACCCAGCTGAACATCGCAACCGAGCAGCTTCAGGTGATGGCCTCGGCACCGAGCCACTTTGCGACCAAGGTCATCAGCGACCTGGTCTTTCAGAAATGCGTGGTCCGCATCAGCAAGACCTACTGCGGAGTGCCGAAGCAGCTGGCCTACACGCCAACCGGGATGGCCTACGGTGACCTAATCAGCGACTTCAAAGAGGCCAAGGTAGACCGCATCGTCAGCCTGGACCCGTGGAAGAAGAAAAACCCGGACAAGTCGCACGCTCTGGATGCCTACCGCTACTTCATATTCACGAACTTCCGCGACATTGCTGCCGATTACAACCTCTCCAAATTCGGGGTTGATGGATTCGATTAAGTTCTTACTTTTGCGTTATGGCATGCAATGACTGCTCCTCCTGCTACCCACTCTGCGACCTGGTCATCAGTTGCGCTCAGGTGGTGTTCGTGACCGTGCCGCCAACCTACACCGGAGAGACAATCAACCTGCGACTGGTCAACGGCCGCAATCACGTTGCTATCATCCCCGGGCTGCCAATTACCTCGGGAGTGGTGGAGTTCAATGCGGTGGATGAGTTGCCGGAAGCATTCCTGAACCCCTACGGTGGACCGTTCACTCTCCAGTTCTTCGACCCGGTTCTCCTGAACCCGATTGAGTTCACGGCCAAGGATGCCAAGGTCTATTCTTGCGTCACGTTCCACGTGGAACAGACAACCGGGAGCGACACCACCGATGCCATTATAAACGCATTTAATGACACCATTGCGACACCTTACTGATGAATATACTACTAGTTGCGGTGGCAAGCGCAGAGGGTGCTGCCTCATTGTGCCTATTGTCACTGATGACGG